GCCTGCAAAGCCTGCAAAGCCTGCAAAGCCTGCAAAGCCTGCAAAGCCTGCAAAGCCTGCAAAGCCTGCAAAGCCTGCAAAGCCTGCAAAGCTATGGAACCGACTATCGGAGCGTTCCAATTCCTGACGGTGCGCTGATTTATTGTGATATTCCATACATCGGAACGAACTGTGGAAAGTATGACGGATTCAACCATGCTGAGTTTTACGAATGGGCGGAACAGCAGGATAACATCTTTATTAGCGAGTATTCCATGCCCGAACCGTTTATCGTGGTTGCGGAACGGAAGAAGACGATTCTAAGTTCGGCAAGCGGTAATTCTGACAAGGCAACCGAAAAGATATACACGAATCCGAAAACAGTGAGAAATCACGATGTTATGAAACAGACAACAATATTCGATTTTATGGAGGTTAATCATGAATGACATCATAGACAGCATCGGACTTCCTGCCGTACTGGAACAGCTTGCGGAAGAGTGTTCGGAACTGGCGCAGGCGTCACTTAAGTATGCAAGGCTTCTGAGAGGTGAGAACCCTACACCTAAGACCGAAGCGGAATGTCTGGAATCGCTCACGGAGGAAATTGCTGACGTGGAGCTGTGCAACTCCCTGCTGATGGGCGGTGACTATGTTGACTTTGATGCGGTCATGGAGGTGATTGAGGTCAAAGACAAGCGGTGGCATAAGCGGATTCAGGAGGCACACCATGGAGAACACTGAGCTTCTGGAAGAGCTTCGGAAGGCTGTGAAGGACGGCAAGATAAAGGTCAACACGAATTTGTATGGATATATCCAGCTGATAAACGTGGAGACAGGAGAGAAGGTTGTGATCGGGAATATTGGAGGTGAGGAAGGATGAGCGTATTTGATGACCCCGACATGAAGCGTGAAGAAATTATCTGCTATATCATTTCTATCTGTGATTTGGCCAGATTAGGGGCAAAGGTGATAAAGCATAACAGTTGCAACAACTGTAAGAAAAAGGACTGTGAATATCGCCCTGAATGGGGTGATTCGGTGCGGTGGAATTGTCCGCTGTGGGAAGGCGGTGAGACCGGTGAAAGAAAAGAAAGACTTGATTAATAAGTGGATAGCAATGCAGGCAGAAAGGTTATTGATAGGTGAAAGGAATGACAAATGCAGACAAGTTTAAAAACATATTTGGGCTATACGCTACAGAACTATGGTCAATGCCAGGGAAAGACTTTTTGAAGTGGCTAAATAGTAAAGTTGTGAACTGTTCGGAAATTCCGAACAACTCAGACACCATCAGCAGACAGCAGGCGATTAATGCGTTAACTGAATACGGAAACGGACGAGCAGTATACATTAGTGTGGAAGAAACAGTTAGACGAATTGAGCAGTTGCCATTCATACAGTCAGAACAGAAAAAAGGATATTGGATTTATCACTTAAAATGGGAGACAGATGGCGAATGTGGGTATGAATGTTCAGAGTGTGGTATGGGGTCTGAAGTTGATTACAATTATTGTATGAATTGCGGTGCAGATATGAGAGGTGAACAAAAATGACAGTCGATGAAGCGATTATTTACTTGAGCGATATGAAGATAAAGATTGCAATACCAAAAGCGGCGGTACAAGCAAGACTGAATAACGATGCTCTGGATATGGCTATAAACGCATTGAACTGTTCGGAATTTCCGAACAACTGGATTCCATGCAGTGAGAGGTTGCCAGAGAACGGCAGACAGGTTCTTGTGTATGCGAGAAGTGTTCATTTCGCACTCGCAAAGTATGACGAAATGAGAGAAGCAGATGGTACATACAAAAAGCAGTGGGTGACATTTGATGCGTGGAAACCGTTTTACACAATTAAAAATGTTATCGCATGGATGGAATTACCAGAACCATATCAGGGAGGTGATGGAAAATGACAGTACCAATCACAGGCGACATCTTAACTGATGTCCTGACACTTCTGGCTATCGCATGGGCCAGTGCGATCCTGCTGCTACCGATCGGGCAGTGGATCGAGTATAAAAAAGACTGTAAAAAGTACGGTAAAGAACAGGCAGACGAAATTTGGAGAAGAATGAGGTAAACAGGAATGACATTATTAGACGTGCTAAAACTTATTCAAAAGGATTATTTTCCCCCGGTCATGGAGTTGAAAAACGGGGAGCCGGACGGCATAGATACAAGACCTGACTCTGTTTTTGAGGTCACGATATGCTTTATGTGTGAGGAAGAAACGTGGCTGACCTGCAACATTCAGAATGAAATCCTGATTCCGTGGTATGAGTGTGAAGTGGATTCTATACAGCCCGACGATGTACATAGAAACGCAATCTGCGTATGGCTTAAAGACGAGGAATACCTGAGACAAAGGTTTTGGAATTGCTTTGAAACCGTCGAAAAGGAAGGTGATTGAATGAGACTTTTATACGCATTTAGCGCATTGTTCATTTGGGCAGTAATGGCAGGAAGCAGTCCCGTGGTGATGGACGCATCTGCCAACGTAAAGTTTCTGGCATTAGCAATTATGTTTGCCGGAGCGATGGCGGGAGGCGACTGAAGAATGAAGCAGGTACAGGAAGAACATCTCTGCCGTGACATCCGTCGGATAGCACAAGGGATAGAGCGGATCGCCGGCGCGCTTGAGCAGCTGGCAGCCAAAAACGGGAGTATCGAAGCGCTGAAAGAGCGGGCTGAGAGATGTGAGGACGATTTGAAATGAGCAATACTAAACTGCTGTATGAGTTACCGAAGCTCCGCCACAGGCTGAGGGAGCTGCAGGGCCAGATAGACGACCTGAGGCTGCAGGCGGAATGTATCGGGTCTGTGAGGCCAAAGGAGCGAGTCCAGACATCGCCGGACCTGTCAGCAAGGTTTGAGGACACGATAGCCGAAAGGGCCGAGCTGGAGAAGGAGTATCAGAAGCTGTATGAGGAATACATGGACAAGACCGATGAGGTGCAGACTATGATAACACGGCTGTACGATCCGGAACTGGACGCTGAGAAGATGTACCGGATCCGGATGATCCTGACCCTGCGGTATATCTTTGATCAGGACTGGAGGCACATAGCCATACAGCTGGGGACATCGCTCCGGCACACGTACAGGCTGAAGAACGTGGGGCTGGATATGCTGGACGCTCTTGACGATGTCACTCGCTTCTGCTAAAATTGCTATGATAGAAAAAGTGTCAGAAAACTCTAACATCAAAGGCATCCTTAACCGGGTGCCTTTTCTATTTGCACATACCGACAGCTTACCAGAGCCTGCGGTTTTATCAGGCAATTCACCGTTCATGCTATTCCTCCTTTCGTTACATTCGGTGGTAGCAGTCCACCTTGAGTAGTAAGGCCCTGGTATTGTGCTGTCATTCACGTATTAATCATGGCTACATCCTCCCGATTAGACAGGCGGCCCGGCAACCGGTCAGCGTTTGAAGCCGCCCGCCTCAAGGTATTAAAGACCCAGACCATATGCGGTATCTGTGGAAAGCCTGTAGACTTTTCGTACCGCTACCCCCATCCGTTATCCCCAACCGTTGACCATATCATTCCGGTCAGCAAGGGCGGACATCCGTCTGATTTAAGCAACCTGCAGCTTGCTCACCGCTGTTGCAACAGACAGAAATCAGACCGCCTCCTCCCCTCTCCTGCGGCGGCGGATCCGGAAGACAAATTGATTGCAAATAATGTTTTAGAGCAGCATATGGTATGGGTAAATTACAGAGCAAAATAATTTTTAAAAATTTGATGGTTAGCAGATAGCGGCAGATATGGGCGGGGTATCTCCCCCGGCGGTACGCCAGCGGCAATCCGCCCGCTGTACTGCACAGAAAAACACACGGTACACCTACACCCTGAGAGGTTAAGACATGTCAGACTACAAAGGTATCGATTATTTACGAAATAAGCTATCCGGTAAGCGGGCAAGGATTGATAAAAGATATAGGTTTTACGAGATGAAGCACTACGCGGAGGATATGAAGATTTCCACGCCTCCGCAGCTTCGCTGGATGACATACTCTCTCGGATGGTGCGGTAAAGCCGTGGATTCCCTTGCGGACCGGCTTGTGTTCGGAAGCGTGGCTAATGATGCGTATAACATTCAGAATATTCTGCAGATGAACAATCAGGA